TCTTCCTTTCCTAAAAGTTCTTTCAGGCAATGACCCTATATTGGACGAAAACGAAGTGGCTCGTAAGGGTGATATTTACAACACCGTAACCGGAACAGTTTACAAAGGTAAGGAAGGTATCCGCGTGATCCCTTGTGCTTATCAGCGTAGATTTATTCAATGGGCACCCCGTGGCATGGGGAGCGGTGCACCCACGGCAATTTACGAACCCGGTGACGTGCGTCCCGAAACAGCTCGCTCTAGCGATGACAACAAAGACTATGTTGCCGACGGTAGTGGTGAGTATATCGAGGAAACACATCAGCATTTCGTAGTCCTAGTTGGGGAAGACGGAGCGTTCGAGACAGCTTTGATTGCAATGAAATCTACGCAGCTTAAAAAGTCGCGTAAGTGGAATAGCATGATGGCGTCACGTTCGATGCAAGGATCAAAAGGGCCGTTTACCCCTCCACGCTTCTCACACATCTACCACCTGAAAACGATCCAAGAGGAAAACTCCAAAGGTTCGTGGCACGGTTGGGAAATGTCTGTGGATAGTGCCATTGCGGATGCTGGCCTGTACGGTAGATCAAAAGCCTTTGCCGACAGTATCACTAGCGGTGACGTTGTTGTTAAACATACGGATGAAGAAAGTCCAAACGCTGACATACCATTTTAAAAAACTAGCGTTCAGGTGGGGCATGGTGCCCCACCTTTTTTTCCGTATGGGGGCAAGTAATGTCAGTAGAAAAATTCATGGCCATATTCGATGGCCTCAAGGTAGCTCACGGCTACTTTAAGATTGAAAAAACCGGTGCTAACGGCAAGGCCCAAGGTAAGGCGGGCGTTCTTCGCGAACCTCAGACCAAACAACTTTGGGAAGACCATTTAAGCGGCACGGGTAACGGTCTTGGTATTATTCCAATAAACGAAGAGAACAACTGTAAGTGGGGCTGTATAGATATTGATCAATACCCCCTAGATCACAAATTGTTGGTGGATAAAATCCGCCGTATGAAATTACCCCTTGTTGTGTGCCGCTCTAAATCAGGCGGGGCGCATTGCTTCTTGTTCACCACGGCGTGGACTGAAGCCAAAGACATGCAGAAAGCTCTCCAATCTATGGCCGCAGCATTAGGCTACGGTGAGAGCGAGATATTCCCAAAGCAGATCAGGTTGCACCTAGACCGTGGTGATGTAGGTAACTTTCTTAACCTACCCTACTACGATCACGAAGGAGGGCTACGGTACGCCTTTTTAGACGATGGCACCTCTGCAACTATCGAAGAGTTTATAGAAATACACCAAAGATTTGTTCAAACTCCCGAAGAAGTCGTTAAGCTACAGGTCATTGGGGGTGGTGAAACCAAGCTGCTTCAGGACGGTCCCCCATGTTTACAAATACTCTGTAAGCAGGGCATTAGCGAAGGCGGACGCAATAATGGGTTGTTTAATATCGGGGTGTATCTACGAAAAGCGTATCCAGATAGTTGGGAGTCAGAAATACTTCGGTACAACATGGAGTACATTGCTCCGCCGTTACCGCTCGGTGAGGTCAACGTAGTTGCCAAGCAGGTAGAGCGGAAAGACTACGCTTATAAGTGCAACGATTCCCCTATCAACTCACACTGTAACAAAGAGCTTTGCCGGACACGTAAGTTCGGCATTGGTGCTGCGATTGCAGGCGCTACTATTGCTAATCTCCGGAAATATAACTCTACTCCACCTGTGTGGTTTATGGACGTAAACGGCGAGCCTTTGGAAATGGACACTGACGCTTTAATGAATCAGATGACCTTCCAGAAAGCCTGTATGGAGCAGCTTAACTTCATGCCAAGGTCAGTGGCTAAACAACAGTGGGAAAGCCGTATAAGCACCCTTCTGAACGAGATGAAGGACAATGAAAGCGCCATCATGGAAGTAGCTGTAGACGCCAGTATAAGCGGCCAGTTCTACGACTATCTTGAAGAGTTCTGTCGCCATTTGCAGGTCGCACAGGATAAGGAAGAAATACTACTACGTCGTCCTTGGACAGATGAAGAGCAGAATATTACTTTCTTTAGATTAAAAGACTTTGAGAACTTCCTGAAGAAGAATAAGTTCTTCGAGTACAAGTCTCACCGTATTGCTCAACGTCTTCGTGATATCAACGGCTCTAGTGTTGTGCTCAAGATTAAAGGTCGTGCTGTTCGTGTTTGGCAGATACCTGCGTTTGATACTTCCGACATTGATATTGATACACCCAAGTTCGGAAATCAGCAGGGAGCACCTTTCTAATGGTCGAGTTAACTTTTGAAGAATATAGCAAACGCCGTAATGCGGAGATTATTCAGATGATTGACAATGATCTTATGACGATGACGGCAGTCGCTAAATACTTTGGCATCTCTAAGCAGAGAGTCCAACAGATATATAGCCGGGAGAAGGGCAAGGATGTTTAGAATATTTGGACCACCGGGAACAGGTAAAACTACCACGTTGTTGAACATGGTAGATGAAGCCTTAGAAGCGGGTACACATCCGCACCGCATTGCTTTCCTAGCCTTTACACGGAAAGCGGCCAACGAAGCAAAAGAACGTGCCGCAGCTCGATTTAATCTGGACCCCAAAAAGGACCTGATCTACTTCCGAACACTGCACTCCCTTGCGTTAACCATGACAGACATTAGACCCGAGCAGGTGATGCAAGAAGCACACTTCCGGGAGCTTAGTCGTTCTATAGGCGTAACGCTTGGCGGAACAAAAGCCGGGAGCTTTGATGACGACATCCCCTCTATGGTTGCCAGTAATGATCCTATACTCGGGCTGATTAACCTAGCCCGTTTGAGAAAGGTCCCGTTAAGAGAACAGTACAACCAAAGCAATCTTGAGCCCGATTGGAACACTGTCAACTATGTTGATAAATGTCTCAGAGAGTACAAAGAAAGCATGGGGCTTTATGACTTCACCGACATGTTGGCGGAGTTCGTTAAAGGGGCTGACACCTTCTGCCCTGACTTCGATCTATGCTTCTTAGATGAGGCACAAGATTTAAGTCCACTGCAATGGGAACTAGCTCACGCTATCGATGGGCATTCTAAAAGAATGTATTGTGCAGGTGACGATGACCAAGCTATCTATCGATGGGCAGGCGCAGACGTGGATCACTTTATTAATCTTCCGGGCGGCTCTGAAACATTGTCGCAGTCTTACCGGATACCCCAGTCGGTCCACCACCTTGCTGAGAATGTTGTCCGGCGCATAAACCGAAGGTTTCCGAAACAGTACGAACCCAAGGAGGAGCCCGGTAAGGTGACCCGTATCAACACCATTGCGGCGTTAGATATGTCGGAAGGTTCTTGGTTAATACTGTCTCAAGCGGGATACCATTTACAGCCTGTAGCAAGTGACCTGAAGTCCAGTGGTTACCTGTTCAACTACCGCGGCCATCGGAGCATTAGCGAGAAGCTGTCTGATTCGGTTAACGGGTGGGAGCAGTTGCGCAAAGGTAAAGAAATCTCTGGGGAAGTAGCACGTAAGATATACAGTTTTATGTCTACCGGCACCCGAGTGTTGAGGGGCTATAAGAAGCTTACTGGCTTGGACGATCACGACCTCATAACAATGGGGGTTCTGATTGAGAAATACGGCCTACAAGCCGATAAGTCTATGATCTGGTCCGAAGCTATGGATAAGCTGCCCGAAGTAGACAGAGCCTACATCACGGCCCTGCTACGACGGGGCGAGAAGTTTAATGGGATACCCCGTATTACTGCGTCCACGATCCACGGTTCTAAAGGTGGCGAAGCGGATAACGTTGTACTGTTCACGGACCTTAGTCCAGCAGCAGATACCGAAATGCGCATTAATCCGGATGATATGCACCGCGTGTTTTATGTCGGCGTAACACGCACCAAGCAAAATCTATTTATCGTTGACGCTGAAGATGTAACGAGGAGTTATGATCTATGAAAGAATTACAAAAAATGAGTTGGAAAGAGTGGGTCTCCAAGGTTTCTAAAGATATGAAGGAAGACCCCATGTTCACCAAGTCTACCGAGCAAGTGTCGCACGGTGTGACGTTTGATTGGGACAAAGATGAGAAGGACTTTGTAGAAACGGGAAACATCAATAAACCTAAACACTGACAGGAGTAGGACATGCTAAAAGCAGATGGGTATAACGCCGCTATTATGGGCCTTGTTCAAAGGTGCGGACAAGAGTCGGTTGTCCTATACGATACAGATAAGATTCTTGGCATATTAGTCTACCGAGACGGGATGACGTATGACGAGGCAGTAGAATTTTTCGAGTTTAACATTCTCGGATCATGGGTCGGGGATCAGACTCCGGCATTCTTTTCTAAAGCTAGTTTAGAAGACCTTAAAGAAGAAGAGGATTTGATATGAGTAAAGACAAGATGGTTTCACAACCTAGTCATTACGCAGACAGTGAGATCGAATGTATTGACGCGATGGTTGCAGCGTTTGGGCAGGACAAAGTTAACATCTATGCCGAGATAGCAGCGTTTAAATATATATGGCGAATGGATAATAAGAACGAAGACTCCAAGCAGGATAAACAAAAAAGTGTTTGGTATTTGCGATACTCCATGGGCGATGACCCGCGGTTAGATGTCGTACAAGACGAAGAAGAGATGCACTGGTCATACGAGCTTTGCAAGACCGTACCAACAAAGGACGTTTAGAATGAGTTTACAAATGGCAATGTTCGCTAACAAGAACGAATGGGTTCCACCTTTAGAGCTGCCCGATATTACTGGGGCATCTAAGATTGCAATCGACGTGGAAACACGCGACCCGAACCTAAAGGTGAACGGTCCCGGATGGCCAACAGGGGACGGCGAAGTCGTAGGCTATGCCGTCGCAGTCGATGGTTGGTCGTGCTACTTACCTATCCGTCACTTAGGTGGTGGTAACCTTGATGAGCGTATCGTTAACCGATGGCTTAAAAAAGTATTCGAGTGTCCTGCTGATAAGATCATGCACAACGCTCAGTATGACTTGGGTTGGATTAAACAAATGGGGTTCACGGTCAACGGACGTATTATCGATACGATGATCGTCGCATCCTTGCTCGACGAAAACCGTTTCAGTTACAGTTTGAATGCGCTTTGTTACGATCTACTAAACAAAACTAAATCTGAGAAAGCTTTAACTGAGGCTGCTCGGGAATTCGGTGTCGATCCCAAAGCTGAAATGTGGAAGATGCCCGCTATGTATGTCGGTCCATACGCCGAAGCAGACGCGGAA